AGGGACTAAAATTTAGTTACAAGGCAAAAATAATGCTATCTATGAAATGGCGTGATCGCAGAATATGTGAGTTGATTGTTTACGGTTAGAAGAGAGAATTGCGCAATATTCACACAATGTGCGCTTTATTTGAGCGAAGCGAAATCAACAGAATTTGAAAAATAGGCGGGGGCCGGAGAGCGACGCAAAGGAGCGTGCCTTCGCCGGTCTGTGATTGAGGCACCTAGCCCCGCCAGGGTCGTGCCGTTCCCTGAGGGAATTTTGGATAAAACACGAGCGAAGCGAGTTTAATTTTTAAAATGTCGAGCGGCAGCGAGACGATCGGAGGCGTTAGCCTCCGTTTGTTTTGAGCGAAGCGAAATAGTGTGTGTTTGAGCGACCTGGTGGGAGCTCTGTTGTTAGTTTAGGGTTAGGGTTAGGGTTAGGTCCGAGTTTAGGGTGGTTAGGGATGGTTAAAAATTAGGCGGAGCGGAGCGACCGCCGTAGGGCGACCAGTCGGGAGCCCGATTTGCTCCGCAGGACCGAAGGCAATATATTTTTTTTTCTTATTAAAATCTAAACTTTTAGTACCCGGGGGCGAATATTACCCCGGGTACTTATTGCTAGTAACTATTTAGTAGTATTTGTCCGCATTGTTTACTTGTTAAGCAAGGAATGTTGCTGCTGCTCCCAGGATTGTCCCGATTGCAGAGCGGTGCCTGACCACGAAGTGGACTGCTTTCATGATGCCGTCCCGGAGTTTTTTGAAGAAGGTGAAACCTTCGACACTCACTGGCATTTTGTCAGTGATTTGCACGAGGGCTTGGTAACCCTCGTCCACCGGGCTGTTTGTGGGTGAAAGGATTGTTGTTCCGCTCAACTGGTATTCCATCCACACTTTGCGGTAGAGGTTGAGGGCACGCCCCGACGTGGCCGAGTTCTTGACGAAGTTGTCCACCTGCAGGCACAGCAGGCTGTTGCCTGACGTCCCCATCAGGGACGCGTTTTGCAGGTCTCCGAGCACAATTGGCATGTAGTTCGGGTAGCACATCATGCACGGCCCTGCGGCGTAGTACGCCACCCACCCGTAGTAGCTCCCGGTGCGCACTGTGCGAAAGCTTGTTGGCGTGGTTGTCCACAGGTCGTTGTACATGACCGTCAGGTCTGCGTTGTTTGCCAGGGCGACCGCCCAGGTGACTGTGGTGTCGTCTGCCATGGTTGTGTTGGGGTCGTAGACAGCCCAGGTGTTGTGCTTGTCAAAGAACTTGACCTCTGTCTGCTTCGTGTTCCATCTTTGAGTTGCGCCCTGGGCGCCAGTGAACTCGTGCCCGATGTCGCCGTTCGGGCTTGCCGCTGCCACAGCGGTCTCGATGATGCTTCTGCAGACGGAGTCTGTTACCGTGAAGTACGCGTTGGCGTAGTAGTCGCAGAGGCCACCGATGCCGTAGGTGACGTAGAACTCCCACAGCTTGTCTGTGGCGGAAGCGCGGTAGCGGTCCCGCATTTGCTGGTCAATGCTTTGGGCAAATTTTTGGTAGTTGATGTGCTTGGCGAAGATGCTCCCAGCCAGCGTCTCTGCTGGCCCCACGTCGTGCACCTTCAGGCCGCTGCCTGTGACTCGCTGCTGCGTCACGTCAGCCATTGTCTTCATCAGCTTGTCGTAGTTTTGCGTCCCTTCGGTGATTCGGGGGATGAAAGTGTTCTTCAGGTAGGTTTGCTGCGCTGCGTAGCTTTGGCTTGTCGGGAAGCTCGGCACTGCTCCTCCCAGGTTCTGGCTGCCTCTGATGTCCAAGCCTGACATTGCGAACGGAAGTGCGCTTGCCATGATGTAGGCGGAGCCGGTTCCTGCCACGTTCCATGGGTAGTTTGCGCTCCCAGGAATTCGGTTGTCGTAGACTTGTCCAGCTGAGATGTCGCTGAAGTCTGGGTCAGGTCTGCGGGGAACCCCCAGGCCGTTGGGAATATCTTCATCCCTGCTGAAGGGGCTCCCGTACACCTGCATCCACCCCCGTGCTGGGTCGCTGATTCGGAGGTTCCTCATGTAGCCGCTCGGGCGGGTCATCGCTCCTGTTCCCTGGTAGCCCCTGCGCGCCATAAACTGTCGTGAACGGACCGACTCGAGTCTGGGCACGTAGCGACCGTAGCGAGCGTAGTACGGCTTTTGAGGGGCGTAAGGCCGCGACGTTGCGAAGCGCGAGTAGCTGTTGCGAATCTTTCCTTTGTTGATCTTCCTCAGGTAGTAGACCAGGTGGATGATGTTCTCCGGCAGGCCCGCCAGTTCCTCCCTGCGTAGCGCTGATTGTTTGTTGATCAGCGGCCGGAGGTTCGCTTTCTGCTCCGCCGTGAGGCTGCTCCATCGTGTAGACGGGCCGTTGCCCGTCCCAACCCTTCCGTCAGCCAGGACTTCTCCTGCGTTCGCTCGAGCCCTCTTTGCACCTGCTGTGGGAGTGTATTCAAATTCCCTCCCCCCTCCCTCGTAATCCATTCGGTAGATGGATTGCGTATGTTCGTCTCCACAGTGTCACTTTCTGACCTGCGGGTGTTTCAACGCAAACCGTGACTGTTTCTGTGAGTCCGTCGTGAGACCTCTTTGTTGTGATGCTGATTTCGTCTCTTGGATCAATGGCAAGTCTTGCTTCGTTTTTTACGTTCGAACCTCTCATCATTCTCACCTGTGGTGCGCCGTTCAAAAAGTGAGAATTTTTTGTTTCGTCACGTTTTTTAAAAAGACATGTCTTTTTGTCCGTTTGGCGAATTATTTTTAGTCGTGAGTCAGCTTTGGGTTTTACAGGGCTTTAATAAGGTCGCTTGCGACAAATTGGAGGACAGAGGTAAGAAGAGTTTAAAAATATGGATATTCAAGAAAAGACGTAGTCTTTGAGAAAATCAGGTGAGTAATGCAGGTTATGAATACGACGAAGGAGTTGGTCTATTTCTCCATATTTGTCTTTGTCACCAAACATGAGCGAAGGCGAAATGTCAGACGTAATGTAGACCTTTGTGTATGAGAGAGGGATCGGTCCTTTAGACCGACGACAAACAGATTTTGGATGAATATCAAGATATTTAAGTAAATGATTGTACGGAATTGTGTTTTCACGAATTTCGTCAATGAAGAGAGTTTTTTGCCCTGTGTAGCCACACCACCATCTTCCATCTTCCACATATTCGTAAAAATCAGGATCTTTTTCTAATTGTTCAAACACCCACCTCGTTTTTCCGGTGCCGGTAGGCCCGTGAATCCAAGTGACTTGCAGGTCTTTCCGCGCCTTCAAGCGGTCTGGGTTACTCCTGTGTCTCAGGTCCTCCGCTGCCTGGAGTGTCCTCCCATACAGGTGATAGTGGTGAGCCTTGCCCCGCAGGACCTCGTCCAAAGACGTATGCCCATCGATCACCTCCGTTACCAGCTCCTGGAGATCCCCCCTGTCCCCCTGCTTCATCTTCTCCCCCCACTCGAAGAAGTCTTCGCCGCAGTCCTTCAGGCAGTACTCGACGTTGTCCTCCTGGGATCCGTCGCATCTCTTCAGGAAGCAGGTTTTCCACGTGCTCCCCAGAGCCTTGATCCCGTTGAAGGTTATCTTCTTGTGGAACTCCACGTAGGTCTGCCAGTGTAGCCGACCTGTTGTTGGCGCTACCTCGTGCCCTGCCAGGAGATAATTCATTTTCTCCGGCATCCACTCCGGCGGTGTGTCGCCGTGGACTGTTGCCAACCACCTCCGCGCTTGCGCCGTTGTGGCGTCGTCTGGTACCGGCTGCTGGTCCTCCTCCGACTCGGAGTCCTGCGTCTCCTCGAGCTGGCTGGGCGTTGTTGGCCGTGATTCCTGGTCCGATGATGAGCTCTGCTCCAGGTCCTCCGTGGGTGACCCTCTCTCCGAAAAGGCCCCCACGTGGGGGCTCGTCGTCCTCGGAGTCGCTCTCGATCTGGATTCCTCCTCGCTGTCGTCGCTGGAGCTCAGCGTCCGTTGGCGGCGTCCCTTGCTGCCTTTGCCAGAGGATTGGCCCGCGCGGCGGGATTTGGACTTGGCCTCCTGCCTGGAACTCGTGCCAGAGGTTGCGGAATTGCTCTTGCCGGTCTGGCTGCTGGAATCGTCGGAAGACATCAGTAGCTCGTCGCAGTGGAGGTCTGGGATTTTGTGGGTACGCAAACTGGGGCGGGGTTTGCATATCTGCCGTGCCGAGGGAGGCGAAGCTGACCGGTCCAGGCTGAGTAAGGATTGGTTGTGTTGGGACTTCGGCTTCGTCGTCGTCAAGGTCGCTGTCGAAGACAATGTTGAGCATGAGTTCTTCGTTGTCGTCGTCGCTGATTTGGTCTCGGAGGCCTTGCCAGTCGATGTTTTCTTCCTCTTCGTAGGGTTCTCCGACAATTGGCGTTGGCGGATGGCCGCGGTAGCCACCCTGCGTGCCTGGCTCGCCTGAGAACATTCTTCGAAGTCGTCGTCTGTCGGCGGCTCTGGTGTCCCTGTAGTACACCTCCTCATCTTCGTCGCTGCCAAGCTGGTCTCCAGACATTCGCACAGGTCGGAGCTCGGCGATGTTGTGAACAAGTTTTTGTTTTTATCCGTACAAGTAGTCCGTTTAGAGGGACTAAAATTTAGTTACAAGGCAAAAATAATGCTATCTATGAAATGGCGTGATCGCAGAATATGTGAGTTGATTGTTTACGGTTAGAAGAGAGAATTGCGCAATATTCACACAATGTG